TTTTAGTTAGAATGACTAGAGCAAATTATAGATATGATATTGCAGGACATACGTTTACAAAAGAACATCCTTTTGTAGCTATGAAACCTGAAAAAGCGCAACAAATTTTTGATAAGGAGGAAGGGTTTAGATTAGCAACTCCAAAAGAGGTACAGGAGTACTACAACTAAGCTTTATTGATGGCAGAAATATATAAAGGTGTAAGTACAGCAGTAACAAATAAACTTTTTTATAGAGGCGAACCTGTTACTCCAGACTCTGACGTTACTGTAAAGGTTCACGACATAACAGAGGATCCTTTAATTTCTCCACCTATTAATCCTAATACAGTAGTTTATGATTTTATAGCCGAAGCAGACGAAACAGATGTTGGCTCATATAAATTTTATTTTCCATTATCTGCTTTAGGCAGAGATAGAAAATTTAGAATAGAGTGGACTTACATATATGGATCTCAAGCTTCAGTTCAAGAATCTTATATTGATGTTGTTACGCCATACGTTTCTGTACAAGAGGCGATAGAAGACCTGAATCTTGGTTCAGATGCTAACGACCCAAATCATAAAACATATCATGAAATTCGTATGGCAGAAAAATATGCAAGAAAAATGGTTGAATATTATACTGGTCAAAAATTCTTTTTATTTGATGATACATTTACAGTAATGGGCAATGACTCAGATACTCTGCCACTTCCTAGAAAATTACATACACTACATACATTACACCAAAATGATCAATTGTGGATAGATAATTTAGATGGTATTAATCATTTGGGTTATGTTATAGAGCCAACAACAAGCGGGTTTGGAATTAAAGTAAACCAATCAGCTTTTTTAGATAACGATGCGTATATTGCAAATGGAATGGTGCCACCATCTATTCATGACGTTTCTCCAAATATATTTAGAAGAGGCAAGCAATATAAAGTTTATGCCAGGTTCGGCTGGGATTCTGTTCCAGATGAGGTGGAGCAAGCCACCATTGAAATTATGAGAATGTATTTTTCACAAGATCGTTTATGGAAAGACAGGTATGTAAATAAGATATCGACAACAGATTGGAATTTCCAATATGGTTCAGATGCTTTTAGCGGAACTGGGTCAGCCTACGCAGATAAATTACTGCTTGATTATGTTGTCACTCAAATGGTTGTGGTATAGTGTTCGGTATAGTAGATGGCTTAATGTCTATGAAATTGGATGTCTATAGACAAGAAGAAGAGCAAGATCCCGATACGGGATTAATGAAAAGAAACTTTATGTATTATAAAACTTTAAATTGCTATGCTCGTGGAATTATTAGTAAAAGCACTAATAGAAATTTAGACAAACAGGCTTTTGGAAATCAGTATTCTAATGAGCAATTTATAGAAGTTAGAACTGCAGAAAGATTGACTATAAGAGAAAAGATTAAAAATATTCGTGATGCTGAAGGCAATCCAATATGGTACGAATTAAATTATCCAAATGACACAGCTACAGTTTTTGAGGTCATAGGAGCAACTCCAATAACAGATCCCTTTGGAAATGTTGTAGGGTATAACACTTCATTAAGAAGATCGGAGAATCAGCAAATTGGCTTCTGAGGCATTAGCTCTACAGGCTGCTAGCGGATTAGTTAATTTAATGGCTGGCAAGCCAGTCGATGGCGCAATTAAAGACAGTACTGTTGCACAAATATCTGCTGCTGTTTTTTATAAAACGAATGTCCTTGCAAAATTAACTTCTAATGTAGCGTTTCAAAAAGCTTTCAGCAAGACAATATTTGATCAGATACAACAAGATTTTGGTGATTATATTGATGCAAAAGCACGTACATCTCCCAGATCATTACATCACGTTTATGAATGGAAAAGGACTGGAGATAAATCTGCTAGGCTTTTTAAATTAAAAAAAGTAGATGAGTCTGGATTATCATTTAGAATTAATTACGAGCTATTAGATTCAGTCTCATTCGTACCAGCTGAGTCATCTAACAGCAGACACGTTTTTGTAAAAAAAGCTTCTGTTATGGAATCTGGTAAAACTGTTATAATAACACCAAGACATTCAGAAAGATTAGTTTTTAATATTGATGGCAATGTTATATTTATGCCTAAAGGCGAATCTGTTACAGTAACAAAACCAGGCGGGGCTGCTACAAAAAATTCTTTTCTTGCCTCATATAAATATTTTTTTACAGGACAGCTAGTAAACATGTCAATTAAAAAATCTGGTTTTCAAAGATTATTTAATTCTGCCATGACAAAGGCATTATCAACTCCAGTTCAAATTAAAACTGTGAAGTATAAATTTTCACCAAACAGCATTGCAAGCGAAGCGGACGCAGCATTAATAGCAGCATTTTCGGGGGTAGCAAATGCCTAATTATAAACTAGATGCGATGTTTGAGTTAAGAAAGTATCTTTGGAATAAAATGAAAGCAGCCTCAATATTTGATGAGCATACATATTATGCAGATAATCTAAAAGAAACCATGGTGCCAATTATTCCAGTTCAACAGGTTCCAGAAATGAATCAATTTTTGAGCGGGAAGAAGCATATAATCTATGACAAGATAGGAATGTCCTACAAAGACAATTGGCTAATATGTTGCGAACAAATATTATTTACTGTATATGCTACAGACATGATAGACATAGTAGAGATAAGAAACTTTATGACTGATGAGTTTAGAAGGATGGACGAGTCTGCTAGGGATATAAATTATTGGTCTGGGCTATCTGACAAGTTTAAATTTCATAGTATATTTATAGCCGATATATCTCCCACAAAACCTTCTGAAGAAGTACAAGGATTTTTGGCCTCAGATATAGTATTAGAAATACAATATTCAAGAATTACTGATTCTTCAGGCAGATTTGCCTGATTTGCTTTAGGCCACATTATACTTTAAAATTAGTCTTAGAGGAAAGGGCCTAGCCAGCCACAATATATATATATTTATTTCATGAAATAGGAGGAAAAAACATGGCAAAATACAATGAGGCCAGAAACATCATCGTTGGTGCTTCTCCGCTTTTTTTGTCCACAACAGATTCGACACAAGGCTCTGACTACAGCGCAGACCTAGTGCCAAACGATGCTGATTTGGGTGGAGTTGCATTCGCTAATGGAGTTTCTTATACTAAGACTCTTAATGATGCATACGATTCAAATTCAGCTACAGCTAAATGGAGAAACGTTGGTTATACCAACAATGGTCTTCAAATTACCTATAATCCAACATATGACTCTGTTACCGTAGATCAGTTGCTTGATACAGCTAAGCTTTTCAAGTCTGCTATGGAGGTTATGATTGCAACAGAAATGTCCGAAGGTACACTAGCAAATATTCTAGTTGTTTTTGGACAAGGAAACGATACATTAACATCAACAGGTTCTGGAACAGGTGCAACAGACACTTTGGGTCTTGAAGCAGGAGCTCTTGGCGTACAGCCAACAGAGCGTCAATTAGTTGCTGTAGGAAATGCTCCTACAACAGCAGATGACGGTACTGCATTAGCACGTACAGAGCGTATTTATTATGCTCGTCGTGTATTGTCAGTACAGCAATCACAGTTCTCGCTTGCTCGTACCACACCAACAACATTCCCAGTAACATTCCGTCTTCTTCCAAAGAGCCAGTCTTCAAATACAGTTGGAACACCAGCTGCATATAAAGACTACACTGGAAAAGAATACGGCGTAATTATTGATCGTGTTCTTGAAGTTTAATAATTAATTTAATTATTAATAAATAGCCCCCAGAAATGGGGGCTTATTTATTGTATCTGTAATACCCTTATGCTATAATAATTTAGAATCCTAAAGGAGGATAAATTGGCTACAACAGTATATGACGTAGAAGAAATTCAATTACAGAATGGCGCAAAAGTCACTCTAAAGCCGCTTACGATTAAAGAGCTTCGTAAGTTTATGACGGCAATTCAAAAGACAGCAACAGTTCAAAACGAAGATGAGACACTAACTATTCTTATCGACGCTTGTGCAGTGGCATTAGAAAAGCAACTACCAGATTTAGTTGCTGATCGTGATGCATTAGAAGACGCATTGGACGTCCCAACAATCAACCGCATCCTTGAAGTTTGTGGAGGTATTAAAATGGACGACCCAAACCTGATGGCGGCAGCGGTTCTAGCTGGTCAGAACTAGATATTGCCGCACTATTAGGAGAACTATTTCTTCTTGGTAACTGGAAAAGTTACGATGAAATAGAGAGCAGCCTTTCAATGCCAGAAGTGCTTTTAACATTAAAAGCAAAACAAAAGGCTGATCAAGAAAATAGAATATTCTTGGCATCACTACAAGGTGTAGACCTGAGAGATGGACAAGATAAAGAGGAGACCAAAACTTTTGACGATGTCCGAAGAAAAGCTATGGGTATTGATACAAGCGCTGACGATGTAGTTTCACTACGAGGTGCATTTGCCGCAGAAGCTGGATTCGGAGTTGGAATGGGGTTGGGCTACTCTAAGGAGTAATTGTATAAATGGCTGATGAACAAATAGTAACTAGTATAGTCGCTAAAGCCGACTTGTCTAGCCTTGTGTCCGAAGTACACAGGGTAACTGCCAGCCTACAACAATTACAAAGAGAATTAATTGCTTCAAATAAGTCTATAGCCGCTTCAACCAAAGTAGCAAACAATGCGTTTAGAGATACTTTGGTTCAAAGCGGCCTATTCTCTAGCCACTTTGTTAATCTTAACTCAGATGTAAATAAATTTGGTAAAAATTTAGATACTGGGAGATTAAAGTTAAGAGATTATTTTTCAACATTTCAAACACATCTAAAAACATCTAAAGGGTTAATTAGAGAGCTTGCTAAAGAACAGGTAATGCTTGAGAATGCAATTCTGCAACCATTAGGCAGAAATGCACAAGGATTAATGCAGTACAATGTGCATGTCCCAAGAGGCCTAGATGCAATAAAAAATAAATCTCAATTAGCTCGTATGGAGCTTCAGATATTTAATAAAGCATTACTAGAAGGTTCGACATCATTAATTAACTGGGGTAAAAATACTCAGTGGGCAGGTCGTCAATTAACTGTAGGTTTAACTGTTCCTCTTACCATGTTTGGAGCAGCAGCCGCAAAAGCATTTAAAGAAGCAGATCAAGAATTAACAAGATTAGTAAAGGTTTATGGAGACATAGCTGGTACATCAGCAGAAGAACTAGGCAGAATCAGAAAAGATGTAACCGCAACTGCAAAAGAATTATCTAGCGCAATGGGTGTGAGTTTTAAAGAAACTTTGGCACTTGCTGCTGACGTAGCAGCTACTGGTAAAACTGGCCAAGATTTAATTGCTTCAGTAAAAGAAACTACGAGACTTGCAGTTCTTGGTGAAGTAGATAGGCAAGAAGCAATGAAAGCAACTCTTGCAATTCAAACAGCATTTAAATCAAACACAGAAGAATTAACTGAATCAATTAACTTTTTAAACGCAGTAGAAAACCAAACTTCAACAACTCTAAATGATTTAGTAGAAGCTATTCCTAAAGCTGGTACAGTAGTAAAGCAATTAGGTGGTAGCGTAGAAGACTTAGCATTATACATTACAGCAATGCGTGAAGGTGGCGTTAATGCGTCTGAAGCCGCAAACGCATTAAAGTCTGGTCTTGCTTCTATGATCAATCCGACAAAACAAACAATTGGGGTTATGTCTGATTTTGGAATCGACATAATGGGAATGGTTGCAAGAAATACTGGTAACACCACTGGAATGATTTTGGATTTGCAGGCAGCATTAGAAACTTTAGATCCATTAAGTAAGGCAAGAGCATTAGAGCAAATGTTTGGAAAGTTCCAGTTCGCCAGAATGGCAGCTTTATTTAATAACTTAAATAAATCTGGAAGCCAAACTGTTCAAGTTATGGAACTAATGAATGCCACAGCAGGAGAACTTGCTTCAGTGGCTGGTCGAGAATTAAGTCTAGTTACTGAGTCAGCTTCTGGAAAATTTAAGAGAGCTGTTGAATCTCTAAAAGCAAGTATGAGTGGAATCGGTGAGCAATTCTTAGAATTTGGAACCAAAGTTTTAAACGTATTTGAAAAGATTGTTAACTTTTTTAACAACCTTCCTGGCCCAGTTCAAAAATTATTAGCATTATTCGGCGGAGTAACAGCCATAGCTGGTCCTTTGATTATGATAACTGGTGTTCTTGCAAACTTCTTTGGCTATATAACTAAGGGCATTGTATTAATGAGGTCTTTCTTCCAGGGAACAAAGGGATGGAAGATGTTGACGCCAGAAATGATTGCAGCAGAAAAAGCTGCAAGAATGGTAGAGAAATCATTTTATTCGGATGCAGCGGCAGCAAATGTGTTGCATACAGCTTTACAAAAATTAATATTTGATTACGCAAGTTTAAAGACGTCTATGGCCGCTGGAGTCATACCAGTTAATCCAACAGTATCTACAGTTGGCGGAAGTACAATTATTCCTGGAGTTCCTGGAATGAGAAGAGAAGTTGACCCTACAAGTGCTTACGCTGGAGAATTAGAGACAAGAGCAATGTCTCACATAAATCCAAGAGATCCAAATAATCCAGCATCATTAATGGGCGTTGTGCCAGGAGCTATTCCAGTAAATAGAGGCATAGGAAGAACTCCTCAAATATACATGAGTGAAAGACTCCCAGATATAGAAGGTCTAACATCTGTTAAGGGAATATCTACAGGTATTGTTTCAGGAGAAGCTGCCAGATTCCATGCGTTAATGGCAACTCTTGGAATGCAAACTCAAGAAGAAGTTGCTGCTTTAAAGAAAACAGTTGCACTTGGTGGAACTGTAAGCAAAGAACTATTAGATACGTTTGACGATATATTGCCAATAACAGCTAAAATTGCAGACGGTGCAGCAGTACAGTCCGCAGCAATTGTTGGAGAGCTAAGAGCTGGAACAATAACTATTGAACAGGCAAGAGCAAAAATTATTGCTCTTAATGCACAAATAGATGCAATGCTTAGAGAGCAAGTTGGTTTATACGCAGCATCAAAGGGAAGAACAATTGACTTTACAAAAGCCCCCTTGATGGATCAGCCAGTAGTAGATGCTAGTGGACAATTTACATTAAGAGATTTATTTAAAAAAGAATCCAACAAGGGTGTCCTTGAAGAAATTGGAAGACTTCGTGGCATTAGGACATTTGGAGCTCCATACAGTATTGAAACAACAAGACTTCCTAAATTCGCAACAGGTGGAGACATCGAAGGATTTGGTCCAAATAAAACTGTAGTGTCTGGCCCAACATCAATTAATTATGATGACAGAATAGCAAGTTTACCAGTAGATGGATATGTTTTAAATCAGTCTGCCTCTATGAATCCAAATAATCAATGGATTAGAAATATAGCTCCATCAACTTATACTTCTTCTGGACCAACAATAGAGGCAGCAGTAACTCCTGGAGAAATAGTTTTAGGCCCTGGAATACATAGAGATCCATTATTGTATGCAGCAGTAGATGCTGCAAATAATGGATATAATTTGGGCGGCGGAATAATAAATACCATTAGAAGAGGATACGGAAGATCAATAGGGTCAAGTGATTTAAGAGATTTATATTCTAAGATATTTAGAGTAGAATCTAGAGTATTAAGTTCTCCAAATTGGGAACAAGAAGTTAGATTAAGAAGTATTATGCATGATGCCTCAATATTACATTCTCATGCTGGATTAACTGAAGATGAAGCAATTGCTCAAGCAACCAAATATTTTGATGATGCTTGGGATGCTACATATGATTCAAAAACTGGATTGATTGATCCAAGACAATGGATGGCAGCCAGAATTAAAGGAGCTAAAGGAATTAATGCAAAACTTAATGCATTAATTGAAAATGGCAGAGACGATTTAAGAAACTTAGAATCATACGGTGGCGTAGGACAAACTGCTAGATTTAGACCGACATCAAACCTCCTTGGAAAATTTAGAGAACAGGCATCGTCTGGAAAATTTGGAGGGGTTTCTTTATTTGACAGAGTAATTGGATCTTTGTATCCAAGAGGCTTTGATATAGAGCAATTTAAGGGCGATGAATTTTTACCAGTTTCAGAACACACAATTAGAGAAGGTTTATGGACAGATCCTAAAACTGGAAAACAATTTTCAATGGCTGGTAATTTTGGAATGGCCATGCTTGGAGAGAGAGAAATAAATTCTCTTACAGCAGATATACATAGGGCAACTGGAGCTGCAAGGCCAGATCAAATACCTTTAACAAATGCCGCAAAGAGATCTGATATACGTCAACAGCAAAGAAGAAATGTTGATTTTACATCACCAAGAATGACTTCTGGAACAAGACAATGGTTGCTTAGAGCAATAATGGGTAGGCTAGATCCAAGATCATACTTTATGCCAAATGCTTCTAGATTTGCATATAGTGGATACAATGCTGGAGGTCCAATAGGATACAGGAAAGGTGGCGGAGTTGTAAGAAGAAATCGTGCTGCATATGGTAATAGATTAAGGACTAGATATGATGCAATGAGCGGCAAACATATTCTTACAGAGTTGCCAGACAATTTCCCTTATCAAATACCTCTAGGTACACCACTAGATAATGCCGAGCTTGGGTATTTACAAAGATTGCCAAAAACAAATTATGTAGATAATCCGAATTCTGGTTCAATGAGACCTCGTGGCTCTGGAATGATGATGGCAGGATCAATGGCAATAGGAATGGGTTCATACAGCGCTGGCTTAGCACTTAGCGGTGGAAACCAAATGGTTGGAATGGCTGCTGGAATTGCTGGAGACATGGCTTCATTTAAAATCATGGATGCATTATTTAATAAATCAAAGGATGCTGCAAAAGGTGGCTCCATGGCAATGAAGGCTTTCCAGTGGCTATGGAAACTTCCTGGACCAGTTAAACTTGTTGCAGCTTTAGTTACAGTAGGCCTTGCCGTTAAAAAAGTTTTTGATGCAATAAATAATCATAGAAAAACTGTAAGTCTTGCATTTGGCCCATCTACTGATATTATAGAAAAGCTTAATCTTAAGTTTACAACACTTAACGATACACTAAATGCTACAAGGGCCAGAATGGAAGCATTTAAAGAATCTGGTGGAGCGCTATATGCAACTTACACAAGTGCAGGTATTCCTGGAATAACTTTATCCATAAAGCAATTAAGTGAATTAAAACAAAAAGTTACTCAGGATTTCCCAGAACTAATTCAGATGTTTGATCAGGCAGCAGGCTCAGAAGTTTCTGCAAAAGCTGCTTCATTAAAGGCACAGTTTGTGGCTGGCGGAATGGATGCACAAGAAGCTACAAATATAATATACGCATTAATAGCGGCATCCAATAAAGCAACATTTGCAATTAGAGCAATTGCTTCACAAGGATTTAGAGCTATTAAAGATGAGGCTACTGCAGCAAGTGCTTCAATTCAAACATTCTATGATTTAATAAGTAAAGGAAATACAGATCAATTAGTTTCTGCATTTGATACAGTTCTTAATGCTTTGCAGGCTTCTGAAACAAAATTAATTGGATTAACCATGAATCAATATGAAGTTGTAGATGCCGCTGAAGCATATCAACTTACTCTAGAAAGAATTAACTCCACTCAAGGCTCTAGCAATAAATTGTCTGGTGGACAGCTAGAAGCGCTTAAAGCTCAAAATCCAGTGTTAGCAACAATATTGGGAACCTCCGAAACCCTTGCCAGCGTGTTTGCAAAACTTAGAATGTATAGCATGGGAATATCAATGGACTTTACACAATTAGATCCACAAATGGCACAGAAGCTATCTGTTGCCATAATGAAAATGGATACATTCTATAGAACAGATAAAACAAAAAGCAATCCCTTTGCTGGCCTAGTGTCTCAAATTGAAAAAGCTAAAAAAGCATCAGAAGCAGCAGATCAAAAAACTATTGAAAACGCTGAAAAGAAAAAAGAAGATTTAGAAGAATTAATTGAGCTTAAGCAAAAAGAAATTGAAGCAATACGAGAAGAGGCTGATGAAAGAAGGAGAGCCTTAGAAGAAGAGCAGCAAGACGAAGATATACTTCTTCAAATTAAGAAAAAACAGCTTGAGTACAACAATGCACTTGCTGCTGGAGATATGCAGACAGCTGCACAAGCTCAGCTTGATATACAAAGATTAGTTGGTCAGCAGCAAACAGAATTTGCAAAGAGAGCTATTGATGAGAAAGAAAAAAGAGATGTTGATGCAAAAGAGGCTGAAATTGATTCATTAAGAAATCAAATCAAGTCATTGCAAGACAGAATTGAAATTGCTCAAGATACCGCCAAGAAAGGCGCAGAAGATGTTGCCAAGCTCGAAGACTTGCTTGGAAGATCTATTCAGGCAATGATGATGGGCCAAGGCGGATATGATAAATGGGAAGTAGGAATAGTAGAAGGACTAATTAGTGAATTAAAGAAATCTGTAAACCCAGAGATTAAGGCATTGGTTCCAATTCTTGAGGGAGAAATAAAAAAACCAAAAGGCAAAACAGAATTTGATACTCTTTTGGAAGCAACACTAAAAGGGTTAAAGACAAGTGTTGATGAACTAAAAGAAATACTTGGATTAACTAGAACAGATCAAAAGAAAGTTAAAGAAGACAATAGGAGCACAGCACAAAAATTCTGGGATGGATTTTTTGAAAAAACATTAGGATTTAATCCATTTAATTTTTCTGGCGGAGGATATCTACGTGGTCCAGGAACTGGAACATCTGATTCTATCCCAGGTTATATAACTGGATATGCAGATGGTGGAGCAATTCCAATCAGAGTTTCAAATACTGAATATATAACAAGGTCATCCTCTGTTAGCGATATAGGCGTACCAAATATGGATCTTATTAATCAGCGAGGTGCAGAAGGTGTTGTTATGGCAGCCCAAAATCTTCTTGGAGTTAATGCTGCAACTGGCGGCTATGTTAATAGACTTGTTAACTATGCAATGGGTTCAACTGGTGGATTACCTCAAACTAAACCTAAAGAGTTTAACTTTAATAAGCTAAATGATAGAACTGCATATGCCATGAGACATTTAATTTCAAAGGGCATGACACCTGAAGCAGCTGCTGGAATTGTTGGTAATTTAATTGCAGAATCTACATTGAGGCCTGGTGCAGAAGAAGTTGGACATACACAAGAGGGACGTGGAATTGCACAATGGGGCGTAAATGCTAGATGGAAAACATATCAGAACTGGTTAAAGAAAAACGGCAAAAAGGGAATTTATGATTTAGCAAATCAGTTAGATTTTATTTGGTGGGAAATGCACAATGGGCAATTGGCAAATCCAGCAAAATTTAAGAGTCTTACTGACATAAGCAAAGCTGCTTATATATTTATGGATCAATATGAAAGACCAGGAGTGTTGAGGTGGAAAGAAAGAAATACTCATGCATATGCTGCATATAAACTTTATACTGGAAAAGATTATATTGATGCAGCATCTACTCTTTATCCAGGTCCAGATAAAGCAAAGCAAGATTATGAAAAGGGAATGTCTTCACCAGCTAACATTATAGAAGCTTCTCCAGATTTTAAAGACATTATTCCATTAAAGATTTCTGGAGTTTCAAAGCTTTCTGCACTAGGATTTAAAAATGGCGGATATTTAGGCTTTCATAAAGGTGGCTCTGCAGGACATAAACATAATGATGGAAATTTCTTTAGTAGATTTAATCCTGTCAATGTCATATCTCAAATGCTTGACGGGTTTAAGAGCTTTGGATCTAGTCAATCTTTTAATAAAGATATAAATTATAAATCTAGAATTTCTCAAAAACAAAAAGATTTAATGCTTCTTCAAACAGCGCAAACTCTTTCTGGATACACATCTGCATTTAATTTAAAAAATAATACTAGCCCAGAAGTTTTCGGAAGCAAGAATATCGGTAGGGCTTTAGATGTCTTAGGAGTTTTGCCAGCTATTGGAGTAACAAGCAAACTTGCGTTATCTAGATTTAATCAATTAAAGAAAAAAAATCAAGAGATGCTTGCAGTCGCTAAAAAAGAAATAACCCTAGATGATGGATCAACAATTCCTACTTATGGAATGGGCAAACACACTTTTGCGTTCCAAGGATTTAAAGAGGAGATCCCAGATCTTTCTAGTTTTGGAGTCACTACTGTTCCAACAGACCCAATAGGTATTTTACAGGCAGCATTAAAAATTAAGCCAAACGATAAAAAGAATCAGGCGATGCTAGAAAATTTTATGAAAAATAATATTGGTTCTGCAGAAAGAGACCTTTTAGACAAAATGTATGCAGCCATTTCAATTGGAGATAAAGGCGAAGCACTTCCATTTGAAAATGCAGATGGATTTATAAATATAATACAGGCATTGACTGGGGACGCAGCCTCATCTGGATATATATTTTGGAAACAGCAAGCCTTAATTAAGATTGTTGAACAGCAAAAAGCAAAAAAAGAAGCTGAAGACATTTTGGGAGAAACTCTAAGCGCCAGACTTGCTGGAGTATCTGCTGATTCTTCTCAGGTTCCAACAATACATTCAACTAAGTTTCCAGCTATACGTGATGCAGATGGAAACATAGTTCTTTATCCTTATGGCCATTATAATGTTGGAAAAACTCAAAAATTAGATAGCGAAGGAAATATAATTCAGCCTGGAGCATATCCTAGAGCTTCACTTCATTTTACTCTAGAAGATACTGTAAAGTCTCATATGATGGGCAAGTGGGATGAGGAGCAGGCTAAAATAGTTTCTCCTCTTTCATCAATGATTGGTAGCAACGGGAAGCCATATAACTTAAATTCAACAGATACTTGGTGGATGAGAAGTCCAGGAGAAGGATTGACTATTCCAAATCCTGCTATAATCCGCCCTTACAAAGATGCTACAAAGTATAAAGAAGAGCTTGTTAAAAGAGGATTAATAACTGCAGATCAAGATGCACCACTATTGGTTGTAGACCACAAAACAAAAGACGTTTTACATTTCTTAAAAGAAAGTTATACAGATTTAGATAGATCTTGGTTTGAAAGCCTGGCTCCAGAATATAGAGCAGGGTCAATTTCTGGAAGAGAGTCTTCAACTTTAGAAACAATGGCTTTGCAAGAAGCTAAAAAATTATTAGGCATTGAAACTGGTCCAGTTTCGTTAGAACAACACGGACTAAATAGCTCTGCTCGTCAGGATAAAATATATAAGCTTGCTGAGCAGCTAAGGCTTTCTACAGAAATACACTCTGGCTCTTATCCAGAAATGTTAGAGTCTGCTTTAAGAAAAAGCAGCTCAGCAGGATTTGGTACATCTTATACACATTTAGGATCTCCATCTATAGAAGCTTTGAGAATGTTAATGCTTCATGGAATAACTAAGAGTAATGCAAAAAGACCACAATCAGCTTTTGATTTTAATGATGGAGGATACTTTAATCAAGTTAGAAAATTCCACGATTGGAATGGAATGGTGCCAGGACCTTATGGACAAGAAGTAGGGGCCGTATTAAAAGCTGGAACCGAAGGTGTCTATCAAAGCAGCTATATAAATGCTCTTAGAAATGGTACAATGAATTCCCCAGCATCTAATTCTAAAGTAATTAATGTTGGTTCCGTTAAAATGGAATTTACTGAGCCAGTTACAAATGGAAGACAAGTGTTTGAAGAATTTAAATCACTTATCAATTTTGAAAATTCAAAAGCTGGACCATCAATTAATATAGGAAGAGGAGCATAGTATGGCCGCAATAATATTACCTAAAGGTAATTTGATTAGAGTTTATGCTCCAGATAAATTGGCCACCCCAGCAATAACTACACTTGGATGGAGAGAATTGTCGGATCATAATAGATCTGAATTAGAGGTATCCTCAATGAGAATAGAAGACTCTCAAAGAATGGCTAACGGGTCTTTGCGAAAATTTTGGGTAGCAGATAAAAAAACATTCAGCACTTCTTGGATGATGCTTCCATCATATAGATCGCAAACAGCAGATGGAAAATGGGGAGCAGAAGATTTAAGAGAATTCTATAAAAGTGATTTAGGAAGAGATGTATTTAAGATAAGAGTTAATTTTTCAAAAGGCGGGGCAAAAGATTATGATACTACCAAAGAAGAAGAATACCTAGTCTCATTTACAAATTGTAATTTTACATTAGTAAAAAGAGGAGTAAATGCTTTCTGGAATGTATCTCTTAGTATGGAAGAGGTATAATGATACAGGTATCTGACGATTTAAAAGATTTATTTGAACAAAACCATACTGTTAAAATTGGATCTGGTGCTTTATTAGAGCACAACATGAATTCAATGTTACAGAATATAACCGTGACAACTACATCTACAGATCAAGATTATATTGGTCAAGTGACACCAACAATTAAAATAAATCCTTTTAAAAAATTGTTCCCAGTAGATTCTATAATAAAACCATTTAGGCCAAGAGAAGGCGGAGTAAAATATTATGTAGACTCAGATTCGGAGTACCCCTTGTCTAATGGAGAATATTATTCTAGTTTAAGAGTTTTTGAGTATCCTTCAGATATGCCAAGAGTTTACTATGCTGGAGCTACTAATGATTATCAATACTTTCTAACCCCTAAAGGGAAAATGTTAGATGTAAAAATTAAATATGTGCATGAAACTGCTACAGTAAAAGAAGCTTACAGCACTGGAGAAAAAGTATTTTTTACAACAACTGAAAGTCATGGATTTACAAGTGGCATGATAGTCACTGTTACTGGCATGGGATCACTTTCAATGGCTGGACAAATATCTTCAGTTCCAGAAAAAAATATTTTTACAATAAACGATACAGTCGCTCCACAAAAAATAACACAAAGTGGATTAGCTGAACTTTCTGATCCAACAAAACCAGCCTTAACAAACAAAATAGTTGCCACCTTTGAAAAATTTCATCATGTTCCATCTAACTGTTACATATATATAAAAAAAGTCGGTCAGGCAGAACAAAGTCTGGGCCAATTTTCTGTGTCTGATAACAAAGTAATATTACATTATAAAGATTTAAATGGAACTTTTAACTGGGTAAAACTTCAAGAAGACGTGTGGAATTCAGATTTTAAATATGCAAACCCAATTGAGATTGAGCATGTAAGAATAACTGCAGCTAATTCTGTAGACAAAATGATAGGCCTCATAGATTTGAGCCCTAGATGGGTACAAAACATATCTGATGATATAGTTTCATTTGAAATTCAAAAGGAGTCTTCTGCGAATTCGGAAGATGTCTTACCTATTGGAAAAGTTACATCTAACTCATTATCAATGTCAATTGCTAAATATAAAGATTCACAAAATAATCAAGATAGTTTGCAAATAGTTAATTATGATTTTAACAATGAACATTTAGACTCAAGTTTAATTTATATGTTTTCTAAATCTATGATTGTTCCATATTTTAAAATTTTTCATGAAAATGCAATAACGGTTCCAGGAGAATATGATGTTGTTGTACAGGGGCAATTTTATATTGATTCTTGGGAAATTAAAAATAAAGGAGATACTTCTATAGAAGCTTTTGATGCAGCAAAAATTCTCATGGACTCTTTTGCCCCAGAAAGATATTACGAATCGTTTACCGCAGTAGGAATAATAACAGCATTATT